ACGCCAGTCCTCTAGAACTGCCCCTGTGTATCTAACCTTGACCTGTCTTGCAGCGAATCTCACATCTGTGGGTTGCGCTGCTGGGTACGGTCCGAAAGTCGTCTCAGTCGAAGTCGGATACATCCGAGTCTTGAAGGAAATCACGACTTCGCCCAGCGTTTGCTCGTCTGGGATAACCTGACGCACCGACATGATGTTTTCGCCAGCACCAATCTCATACGGTCCTGACTCCACAAATGGCGAAGCCCCGTCGTATGCGTAGCCGACTTCGTGCTCGTAGATGTAACCGTCTGACGAAATCATTAAAGGATTGGTGAATACACCCCGATCAGTTCCAGCAGTACGAGCCAAAGAACCAATAGCCCAATGCCCTTCGCGGTAGTTGTAGACGACATAGGAGTCGTTCTCATTGCTGGCGCTAGACGGGTAAAACCAGATGATCTCGCCATACTTACTATTGTGGACAGCATAGACCTTGCTTGACTGGTTGTAGTTGATGTTCTGGAAGATGTAGTCACCAACATCTGACACCAAGGGCTTGACATAGCCGTCATATACCCAGAAGCCTGACTTAGACATCCAAATGGCTGCGGTGTCAATGGCTGCTACTGCCTGTGAGGAGATCACGCCACAGCCTGACCCTGCCTTCTCAAAGGAGTAGACATAAGGCAAACCGATGTATGTCGCCACATGGACATCTACATCGGTAAACAATAGGTTAAGACCTCTGACGCGCTTACCGCACTTCAAAGACCCGACAGAATTGATCTCAAAGTCACCAGCCTGATTAGTAGCAGATGGTGTCCAAACGGTATTGTTTTCTTGATCACACCAAGATACCTTGCGTGGATTACCTGATGCGCCAAGTCCAAAGACAAATCTTTCTGCTGTCGTCATCACAGCCTCGCAGCTCGTTGGCGCGTTAGTTATCGCCACCGCCTTTGTTGGCGTAGAAAAGCCTAGTTGCCACTCAAGGAGTTGACCGTCGGCACTTGAACACGCCACCAGATATTCGCCCCATGAGTCCATCGACCAAGTAGTGGCTGGGATTATTCCTCCCAAATCTGGACGCGCTACGCCATAGGCATAATTTCCATAAGTACCGTAACCATAGCCAGTCTTTAGCGTTGCGTCCGTAATGCCTGATGTAAATGTTGTAGGTGTGATGTCTTTTAAGACACCAGACTCGCTCATTGCGTAAAGTTTTGTAGGTGTACCAGCAGCGATGTATCTTTCATCGGAGTTAGTACGCCAAGTCAGCATTCCACGGGACACGCCAGTCATTTGACTGGTTGATCGCTTACGCCACCCACCCCAAGGTCTCAAGGTGTTCTCGAACCAACGCACAAGGTTTGAGTCAAACCAGCGACCCGCAGACTGGTACTCAGTACCGTTGCGGTAGATTCCTGCTTGGATTTTGATTGGTACGAGTGCCATAGGGTCTAATTATGCTTCCGTTGAGAGGTTTGACACAAACGATACCGTTGCAATGACAGAAGGTACGGCTGGTCTGGTTGGCGTGGAGCTGGTTGCAAAGTGCTCAATGCTGACGCTAGTGCTTGTTGGTTTCCACATAATCTCTACATAGTCGTTAGCCGCCAAACTGACAAAGAAGTTAAGAGCGGCAATTAAGTGAGACGGGTCACCTGCTGATTTTCTTTGTGATAGGTGAAACCTGCTATTTGAATTGTCAATGTTTGTGCCGTTCTTTTTAAACCAAATATCCACATCCTGACCGTCATTAGTGGTGTTCTTGAACTGCACGCTGAATTGAATGTTATAAATTCCAGCCTGAGAAACATTAAGCCTTGACGAGTTAGACAAGGTTACGCCATTGTTGAAGTCAGTTGTGTCGAAGGTTATGGCGTAGGCAGTCGTTGTATTGGCTGCCGTCTGGTCTGTGCCGTCTTGGAATGCCCCGTAAGGATTGTTTATAAACCTACCACCGCGAGGTGACGCAATGGATTGCAAGGCATTGGTTAACTTCAAGAAGAAGGTGCGCAACGCACCATTCGTCTGCGCAACCGTCAGACGGTCATACCTGTCTTGCGGATTAGGCAGGTCTGGTACGGCAGGAGTCTGGAGCTGCTGGTAGAAGTTCGTCATAGAGCCTTGTTGTATTCGTCTTGCGTCAACAAGCCAACAGCGTACTTATTCTGTGGTCTGAAGATGGTTAACTTTTGACCACGCATCTCAGGCGCGAAGGAGATATGCGTCCATGAGCTGTACTCGTGAATCATCTGGTCAAACTTGATACCAGCAGCCTCGATAGCCTTACAGACCTCTAGTGGAGTGCCAAAGCCCTTAGATGTGAAGTCAATAGCCCAACCGTCCATGTGTGAGCTGATCTTCGACCCACCCACAGCGACATTGACCTCTGGCAGACGCAACCAAGAATTGACATTGATTGGCTTGCCAAGTAACTTCCTGACCTCTTCCATACCAGCAGCAGCCTTCTTCATGTTCTCTAACTGCTGTGGTGAAGGCTGGTTATTGATACCCAAACGGGTTGCGGTATCAGAGTGCGTTGCCTCTTCAAGACTAAAGTGTTCACTTAGTTGCATCGTCTTCTCCCACAATAGCCTTCGCAATGGCAGTTGATGCCTTGCGTCCTGAGATACCGCCCATCGTTCCGACACCCATAAACGCAATGGCTTTCAAGATTTCCAAGAATACAGAGTCGATTGGTGCGAGTTCAGCGTCTTGCTTCTCAAACCCGATCAGGTACAAAACACCAAACGCAATACCTAAGACCATTACGGTAATTGACTTGACGACGAATGCCCAGACTTGGACTTCGACCTCTTCCACACTTGGCTTCGGACGAATCACTTTAGCCAGTATTAGTTGCTTTAAGAATTCAATCATTTGCGTTTCTCCATTACCTTCTCAACAGTACGACCACCAAAGTAAGCCAACATGATCAGTTGACCCCACTCACCTAATAACTTCACATAGGTCTCGTTCACATTGACGCTGAATGCCGACATCATGGCAAACAGAAAGTATGCGCTCAGAATTGCTATAAGGGTCAATGGACGAATGTTTTTGGATAGGTAGGAGTCAGACTTCATGTCTGCTTCCCAGCGCTTTGTAACGGCTTCTAGTTCAGCCTTGGCGAAGTCTGCTTCTACTTCCGCCAGCTTCGCAGTAGCTGCTGGATCGCCAGCAATAGCCTTTGCAACGGCATCAACGCTATCAGACACGCCAAACTTACTAGCCAAAGCGGTAACAGCAGCGCCACCCATAGGACCAGCGACAGCCATTGCCAGCGTGGGTGCGACACCCTTGAGAAGACCGAGTAGTTCATTCATTTGCTTTCCTTGAGTTCTCGTTTGAGTTTACGCAACTCCTTGATTTCCTGTTTTAACTGCGCTCGCATATACAAAGTTTCCACATACGCCATTGAGGTTGTACCCACAACAATACATAGCATCACGGCAATTAAAACCCACCAGATAAGTTTGACAGTTGCCACATTAGCCATCCAAAGATCAATGAAATAAACATAACAGCAACCAACCCACTTATCATCTCAATCTGGTGAATTTCCTCTTGTTCTTGTTTCCATCTAGCAATTCGAGCCTTCCTAATCATCTCTGACCTCGCCCAAGATTGCTCCTGTTCGATCTTGCCGTACATTACCAAAAATCTGCCATAAAGGTCTTTGAGTTCTGCTGGTGCGTAGACCATTGCCTCTCGCACCTGTTCTAGCAACTTCTCCATCTGCAACTCAACTAGCACCCTCTCGATTGCTTTTTTGCTGGTGTTCTGTGTTGGGTCATAGTTAGTTTTGCTTGTTTCCTCTAACTCAATGTAATAGTTGTTAATCTGCTGTTGTGTGTCAAAGAGCAACCCAAGATTTTCTCCAATGTCCTTAATTAGATTTAGTTCTAGCTGTTCGTAGGATTGTGCGGCTGCTGCTGTTTTGGCTGCTGGCTTGGCTGGCGCTTTCGCCACAGGCTTTGCCGTATCACTTGCAATCTTTTCTTTAGGTGCGAATAGTCCGATGAACCAACTAAAAATATTCTTGATTGCCTTAACATCGTCCAAGACTCCTTCGGCAGTCTTTTTAGCAGACTCAAGCTGAATACGACCTTGGTGTAGAAAGTCGCACCCCTGCTTGATAGCGCTGACAGCGCCTTGTGCCAATAAGAGAAGACTGAAAGGGTCAATGCTTCACCTCTTTATAAATCTGGTAACACTTGTGGCAGATCATCAAGACCGTGTAGATCAGAGTCGCCCAGATCAAGACTTCGCTGACCTGATAGCCAGCGACTGTCGCCAATGACACGCCTACTGGCGGTGCTGCCTTGGCAATTAGCGCAGCAGTTCCTTCAGTTGTGTGCTCTGATGTCATGCCTCGCCCCAGTTCTGATTGGTCACAACGGTGATCAATGCAGGTACATCGGCAGCACCAGCTATTGCAGCGACAAGTCTTGCGCACTCTGTAATCACACCAGCACGATAGGTCACAGTAGCCGTAGGTATAGCGACATCACGCTCTGCCTTACGAATGACCATCCAATCGGTCTGAGCCAATAACTTGTTTGCCGTGTCCTTGACTTGTGCAGTCCAGTTTGACTTGAGTCCCTTGGTGACCAAGCGTTCTGTGGAGTCAACCATTGCACCAAATTCACCTACTGTTGCGTCATAAACCTTGACATACATGGGGTTGCCGTCTGTGTCAGACTCTTCTCTGTCATTGAGCAACTTAGGGCTGTCTACGCCCCAGTAAAATCTGTCATCGTAGGTTGTGGTTACATCTGCAACTTCCTCGATGCCTACTGCTTGCTTCTCAGCAAGGCTTGTTAGGCGTAGCCAGTTGGCAGGGTATGAAGTTCCATCAATGGTGAATGGAGTATCAAGTGGGATTGTTGTGTCGTTGTGTTTAAACATATATCACCTTGCAAGAGAATTTTTAAATGGGTTTTCGGCAAAACAAGAATAAATGTATGTTCCACCTGACGAATTAGAGTTTGTGTTTGTGCTTCTAAGTTTGAATCCATTTGACAAGATGTCTATGGTATTTGTGCTAGTTGATTCACCGCCACCATTTTCTGCAACACTAGATTCAGCCATTAATTTATAAACAACTAAATTAGATGTATTTCTAGAAGTGTCCATCATGTACCAACTTCCAGTATTACCTGTGTCGTATCGTTTAATCATCACAAACCTCGGTCTAAACCCAA